GGACGCCGCAGCCGGACAACTGGCCACCCTTCGATTCCATAAAGATCAGCGATGATCAGTATCGAATTACAATGGCTGTTGCCGGCTTCACTCGTGACGACCTGCAGATCTCGCTACAGGACAATATGCTCACCGTCAGCGGCGAGCGCCGCACGGACCATATTGGCGAGGTTCTGCATCGTGGCATCGCCAATCGACCGTTCACCCGCCGGTTCGAGCTTGCAGAACACATGCAGGTGGTCGGCGCGGATCTCCGCGACGGACTTCTCGTGATCGACCTCAAACGCGAGGTTCCCGAAGCGTTGAAGCCCCGCCAGATACCTATCGGCACTGGCGATGTAGTGCTGGCTGAACCCCGTCGCTTAGAGACCCAAGCGGCCTAAGTAACCAGCCAACGCAGTTACGTCTCCGTCTCATTCCCTGGCACTTCGGGCGGTGGCCGCAAGGCGCCGCCCTTTTTTCTCGGCGCCACTCCTTAGATAACACAGCCATCGCACAAGCTTGACCACATCGTGACCTGAGCCGTGCGATCTAACCCCGTGTCTTCAGCAAGGGGTACTGCCATGTCAGATGACAAAACAGTCCGCGGGCCGCGCGATGCCGACCGAGTAAACGTCCACGAAGACTATGAAGTCCGCTACTGGACGAAGAAATGGGGCGTCACCGAAGCGCAGTTGAAGGATGCCGTCAAGCGTGCCGGAGTGATGGCGAAGGATGTGGCCAAGGCCCTGGGCAAGTGACACGCAGCGGGCCGGAGGGTGTTATGGACGCCGCCTTCCGTGATGGCACTTTCCACATGTCGGTGACCGCGCCATCAGGCTGATCGAAATAGGGTATTGGTGCGCCCACCCATTTGGTGTTTGTCCTGTGGCCTATGGCCACGCCTCCTCTGCCGTAGCAGCCCAATGGGTAGGCGTCGGGGTAGCCCGTCGTCCGCGGGCTGCCTCGCTTATTATCCGCCGCCAGTGCAGTACCTGGACTGCTTGTCGGACAGTGAAGCGGACACAGATAAGTCATCGATCTCGTGCTGCACTGCCAAATGAACCAGCAAAGAGACGTCCAAGCAATCGATGGCAGTCGTTGCAACCGATCCTTCGGCGAGCATCAGCTCATTACCGCATGCCAAGGTAGCGCTCCAGATGGCTGAGTCGCCCTGCTCACAATACGTCGCCTCGTACTGGATCCCCCGATGCAATCCCACGATGTCGCCCATTGCCAACTCACCTCGCAAAAAAGATGCCGGCCCTGCGGTCGAAGAAATTAGAATTATCGTGGTGTAGAAATAGTTAAAGTCACCGTCTAGGAGGCGAGGCAGCGAGGGCGTAGTTATTTGGTCGGCCAAGGGCAACCGCAATACCGTATGAGTGCCACTTCTAACTCTGCTTTTCCGAGTGAATCGCCTTCTCCGCCGAAATGATGCTTAATCGGATGGCAGGCAAAACGGAGGGCGATAGGCAGCGAGCGCCTGTTCCTCTTGCCTAGAACGCAGCGCGGCCTCGTAGCGGCTCTATTCAAGCCGCAAGTCGATGCTCGTAGTAAGGCCGCGTCCGATCTTCAAGTATCGCGTAGAGCGCATCCAAGTTGTTCGGGTCTGAGCGGAATAGCACATGGGGCAGAGCCTACAGCTGCCTCGTCTCGTAGACGTGAAATGCGCAATAGCCGGGGTGTGGCTGAGAAGGGAGGCTTGTGCCATGGCGGGCTGCCCACTTTTCGACCCGCTCTACGCCCTTCTCCCGTGAGCTCACCCTGTAGTTCTTGACCCGGCCGGAGCTGGCGCTGGGATACCAGAAAAGCCTCCACTCTCCCTCTTGATGAATTAGCGTCGCAAAATTGCCAGTCGTATGCGGTTCGATCAGGCGCACCAGGTACAAATCAAGCGGCCCTTCGGCCAGTACCACACGCTCCCATTCAATAGTGATATCGCTCATAGGAGCAGGCTACGCTGGCGGCGTCTCAGTCGATGGGATCGGCGCCACTACGCCGCCGGTGCCCCTGGCGCGTGCACCTGCCAGCCGAAGTCGGCGGGCTTTGGAGCCTGGGCAATGATGTAATCGGGCGTTAACGCCGCGACCTGCTCCGGCGTCATCCCGTCAAGAGTGCCCTGCTGCGCATAGCCCCACTGCCAGATTGCATCACGCCAGGCGATCATGTGCATGGCATCCTGAGCCCACTGTGCCACGCCGCTGTCTTTGTAGGAGACACAGGACACGACGCTGTCGTAGCCGTTCTGCTGGGCCACCCCGTCCATATAGGCCTGCAGCTCTGGCGTGAAGCGCTGGACGATCGAGGCGACCGTTGGAACTGGCTCGGTCTCCGAAAGCGTTTCCCCGGGCAACAGGTCGGACGCATCGAGAATAGCCCGCCAGCTCGTTCCGTCGTTTGATACTGCGAACATGGATTACCTCTCGAATTGATAGCCGACTACGTCGATGTATAGACCACCGGTGCCAGTCCCAGACATTGCATACGCAATCCCCTGACTGGAGTCGCAAGCAAGCGTAGTCGTGAAGTAAGTGCCGCCGGAGCACACCGCCAAGTAGTTCGCAGGCAACGTCGAACCGGGAAGTCCCAGGGTCGCGTATACGGACGGGTTCGCATTGCGCAGCACCACACGAGCGGCGCGTGCCGTCGACGGGAGCGCTCCAGCAAGACTCACAGTCGTCGCGGACGTGGCCGCACCGGCCGTCAACACCGTGGTGAACGCGTCCGTGTAGAAAAAGTCGTTCCCCGCACCGATGACGAACGGTCGAATCTGAGCACTCGCATTCGTACGGAAACTGCCAATGTAACGAGAGCTATTGTCGCCCGTCATTGTGCATGCGTTACCGCGATAGGCGGAAGGCGCCGTCGTGACAATTCGGATGTCCGATGCACCGGCGTTCACGAAGTGGTAGCAGTGATAGGTCGTATTGGCGGCCAGTGCCAGTCCCGACTTTGCAATCGCTGCGTTGGATAGAACCACAGTGCCGAGGCTAGGGATGTACGACGCACCCGCGCTAAACGTCACAGCCTGGGGTCCGACGTACTGAGGTCGAAGGCCATCGATATAGGAAGGCGAGATCTGTGCCACTGCGCTGTTGGCAGTAGCCTGAGCGGCCGTGGCACCAGTTTGCGCGGCGCCCACTAGTCCGTAGAGCTCGGTGTCGTTGCCCTGCAGCTTTTCTAGCGCTGCGCGCCGATTGTCGCCGCCCGAACCGTCCGGTGCTGTCCCGAAGTTGATGGTCTGCTGTGCCATGGGTGCCTCAGTGATTTAAGAAGCCAAGCGCAAGGCATGGCGACGAGCTCACAGCCCGTAATTGGTGATATCGAGGATGAGCAACGATGGCGTCATCTGGTTGAGCTGCGCGGGGCTGCCGGGCACCGTGGCCACAGCCAGGTAGCTCAAGCCAACGGTGCCCCCGCTGACCGTTGATCCCTGCACCTGGTTGAAGCCCGTCTGGTTCCACACGCGAAAGCCGAACCGGAGGTGACACACCGCGTACTGCTTGCTCGCGTCGTAGTTGAATGGGCCAACGGCATTGAGCTGCATGTCGATCACCCGCAGGTAACGCATGCTCCCATCAAACGTCTTGTTTCCGCTCGCATCGAATACCTGGAAGCCGAAGTTCGTCGCCGTGGCCGGCGGGCTGTCGAAGATAAGGTATTTGGTCTGCGTCCCGACGCCGCCGCCGGCGGTAATGTTGAAACCCCAAGTTCCTGTCGACGCGTCTTGCAACCAACACACCGCAACGGCCGGGTTGCTTCCTGTCACCGCAATCAGCGGATTTTTCAAGCCTGATTTCGAGAAGGTCACCGACGAGTTACCGCCGGCGGCAGTGGCGGTGTCTGTGGCCTTCGCGCCCATCTCGACAACCGCCAGGTTTGCATACGTATCGTCGATCTGAACGGTGACGCCGTCAGCGTTGAGGATTTGGAGCCCGGCCGGCATCAGTAGACTCCGTAAATCAGGCTCTTATTGCTTGGCGTCCCCTGCGTCGACGGCGTCCATGAGATCGTGCCACCGCTGACGGTGATGACCGGGTAATAGCGCTCGCCACTTGTGTGGAGAAACGCGTACCAGATGATCCCCTGCGACGCGTTGGGGACGTTCACGGATCCGGTGCTGCCTGCCGGGATCGAGGCAATGCCGCTGACCCGCGTGATGCGGGTGGTGATGTCGACGATGATGTTCCCCGCAGCGTCGAACGTCTGAAGACCAGCGGGCATTACCAGAGGCCCCAGCGCACGCGGAGTGTCCCATTGTTGTCGTAGGTGCGGCCGCCGTTGCCGTCGATCTCGGTACGGCCACTTGCGCTGGAACCGCGCATGATCATGCTGCCTGACTTATCGATCGACCACAGCGGGTTGCCATTGACGTCCAAGGCCGTGGTCTGGATCACGCCACCGATCATGGCGTTGGTAATCCAGCCCGTGCCGATGAAAGCTTGGTTGATGAAGGTCTGGCCGCCCTGGATCACGAAGGGCGTCGTGGTCGCGTTGTTACTCACGTTGATCAGGGCAAAGCGATCAGCTTGGAACAGGATCTGCGATTGCGCGATTCCGCTCGAGTTATCAACGCCAATGGCCATGCCTGCGGCGTAGTACTGCCCACCGGTGCCGATTTGCACCTTGATCTGATACGACGCCGACACGGAGCCATTGAGGTTTGCGATCGCCGTGGCATTGGTCTGCACATTGGCATTGGTTGCGCCGAGCGAGGCCTGCACATTCGTGATTTGGCTCGCCATGGCGCCGTCGGCATCGATGCGCGCCTGACTCTCGGCCTGGACAAGCGCGGTGAAGCCATTCATCGATGCAGCTACGGTGTCGACGCGCTTGGACAGGGTAGTGTCGCCCGACTGCTGGGCATAAAGCAGCGTCCAGGTGCCGGCGAAGTTGACCGTGTCGCCGGCGAACGATGTCTCGTCGCCCGCTAGATCAAGGTCGATGCTCTCGATGGGCTGCAGCAGATCCTGCGCCAGCTGCGTCTTGGTGATCTGGCCATTGAGGTAATCGAGGATCTCCGTGGCGTCGGAGCTCGACTGGCCATTCACGCCGGCGCCCGTCGGGTACCACGGGCCAATATTGCCTGTCCTGTCGACCAGCCTGCCCCAGAAGAAAAACGATGCGCCAGCGGCAAGGCCGTTCATAGACATCGAGTTGCCCGGGTACGCATAGTCTCCGAGCTTCGTGGCAGTGGCCAGGGTCGGGGTCTGGCTGTACCAGATCTCCGTACGCTGCGTGTCCTCGGCGCCGTCCGGAAAGCCCCATTGCAGATCGATGCCAAAGACCTTGCCGGTGGCGGTCAAGAATGTCAGCGATGGCGGTGCGCCAGTCTTGCCTTGCACCTCGGTCAGCGCGCTATATGCCGGGACCGAAGCGACGTTGCCGACATTCATCGCCGTGACGCGCGCCATATATTGGCCGGTGTAGATGCCCTGGATGTCTATCTCAGCTGTAGCCACGGTGCCAGCCTGGATCCACTGGCCATTGTCTTTCTGCCACTCGACCTTGTACGACGCAGCGCCAGCGGGCGCGTCCCAGCTGATAGTCATCACGTTGGTGGCGATGCCTTGCACCGTGACGACGTTGCTTGTGATCTTAACGTTGGCAGGCGGGGCCTGAAGGCCCGTGGGAAGCCTGCTGATGGGTGGCAATTGGATCGCCGTGCCGCTGTCAATCGCAGCGAACTTCCCCGCGACGTGCTGCACCGCGCTGATCGTAAACGTGATGGCGGAATCGGACTTGTCTTCCTGGACGCTCGTTACACGAAACGTCTGGGCTGCCAGCGTGCTGCCCTGCACGACCCAAGCGCACTGCCCCGCCGGAACTTGACTGAAATCGCTGCCCACGGACAGCGTTCGACCGTTGATCGCACTGATCGTGCGCGTTTCAGCGATGCCCGTCGGCATAACGATGGTGAGGGTGTCGCCAACGCCTACCTGGTCGGGCGCACGATCAACTGTGACTGTATCGATGGTCGCACCGCTGATGCGGCCGCCCTGACGCGCGCCTGCACGCGCAGCGTCCGCGACAGTGATGATCTGGCCAGGAGCGCACCGAAGGCCCTCTAGCCCCACCTGGAAGGTCACGGAGTCTGTTTCGAGCTGACTACTGAGCACCGCCCACTTGCCGGCGCGCTGGGCCTGACCTTGCGACGTGCAGCCAAACGCGACCAGCGACGTCGGCTGTATGCCATAACGCGCCAGCCCGTCCGGATCTTCGTAGTACTCGGTCGCTTGGTTGTAGAAATTGCTTGGGTCGTTCCAGGTTACCAGCGCGGTCGTATAGCGAGTCTTGCGGCTGGTCGACTGATAGGTGAACTTCCCGCCGACTACGTTGGCCTGGGTATAGGGGTAAACCGGATCGCTCGGCATGTCGGCCGACGCCGTGATCGTGCCTGCGCCCCAGAAGGCCAAGCCACGGAAGATCGACGCCAAATCGCCAAGCAGTTTGTAGGCGTCCTCCTGCGACTGCAGGAATGCGTTGCATGTAAATCGCGGCTCCTGCCCGCCGTTCCCGTCGTCGACAAGCTGATCGCAGTACTGAGCGATCTGGTACAGGCCCCATTTGTCGACCAGCGCAGCGTTGATCAGATCCCCGAGGCCAAACCGCGTCTGCGTGATGACGTCATAGAACACCCATGCCGGGTTGTTAGTCCAAGCGGTCTTGAATGTGCCATCCCAGACGCCGGTGTAGGTGCGTGTGCCCGGGTCGTAATTTGACGGGACCTGGACCATGCGGCCCCAAAGATCGTAGGCGCGCGCGGGAATGGTCTGGAACTGCGAGGCGTCGCCGCTTATCGCGATGTAGGCGCTGTTCGGGTAACGCAACTTCGCGTCGATGATTTCGGTGTAGCTGACCACCGTCATTGTGTCGGCAACCGTCGCGCTGTTCTGGTTAGGCGTGAGGCGTCGGATGCGGATAGTCCAGCCGGCATTGGCCGTCGGCAAGTCGACGCGGATGCTGCGCTGATAGGGGCCCGACTGCTTGCCGGTGAACGCCGACGTCATGACCGTTTGAAAGGCCCCACCGTCGGTCTGCACGTCGATCGCGAACTGGATCGAATAGCCCTCGATGTTACCGTTCGAGGCGTTCGTCTTCTGCAGGGACGGTACCCCGATGGTCAGGCGTATCCCGGACAGCTCGGTGTTGGCGAGCGCACGCGTCCAGGGCGCATCGGACTTCAACTCTGTACCGACAGTGATCTCGTTCTCGACGCTGGAATAGCCGGGTATGTAGCTCTGGTCCTGAGTCCCAGTTCGAAGGTCGACGTGTACTCCTTGGAAGTTCAGTGATCCGTCGGCGTTGGCCACGGGCGTCTGATCAAGGTAGACAGATTGCAGGCCATTCACGAGACCGCCAATTTCGCCCTCGCTCACCAAGTCGAGTATCCGGAAATACGAAATCGACCGGAGACTGTCGGGCGCCTCAGTTGGGGTTTTCGCACTGCTGCTGCCCTTGGCGCCACGCAGGTTGATCTCGTTCATGGCACCTGAATTCCTCGGACAAAAAAAAGCCCGCTCAAGGCGGGCTGGTGGGTCGATGTGGGTTTCGGTCAGGCCGGCAGCGTGTCGTATGGTGTCTTGAGGCTGCTGCCACCGGGCACACCGCCGCCCACACCGGCGGAGGCTGGGCTGTAGTCGTCAGCTTCCATGCCGGCGGAGATGACTGCCGAGCCGACGATCATGCGGCCGTAGAGCACCGGAACTGGGTTGCCCTGTGCGGTCGTGTTGACGGGCCCACTGAATACATAGCTGGCTTGGTTGTCCGCGCTATCCGCGTTCTTCTGGAGTTTCGGTTGCGGCGAAAGCATCTGCACGATGCCGCCGGCGACCAGGCTCACGCCAAGAGTGGTCAGGTATCCGGTGTGGAAGAAGAGTACGTCGGCCGCGATCAGCACAGCACCGAGCACCGTCTGCAATAGACCCTGCTTGGAACCGGCATGCACTGGCGCGAACGTGATGCAGTCTCCAGCGGGCTCGGCGAGCTGGTCCCGGCCAATGTTTTCCCGCGTGTTGCCGCGACCTCGGAAAACGGCAAAGGTTATGCCTTTCAGGTGCGCGGTAGAAAGGTACTGTCGCGCCGACGGGAATTGCGAAACAAGCCAGCGCACGGCTTCAGCCGGAGTCTTCGTATCGAGCCGCACGAGGTGCGTCCGTCCATATTTCTTGCCCATGGTGGACAGGAGGCGGATCTCAGTAAGACCGTTCATTCAAGGGCCCCAGAAAGAAAAGCCCCGCATGTGCGGGGCTGACATCACGTAGACGATGGCGATAGAAAGGTGCCGCCATTCATATCCATGGATATTCGCCATCGCCTCAACGTGGGCGAAGGCACACTAAGCGGCTGCTCTTTCATCGTCATCGTGTGAACCGCGCATAGCCCAGCTCCGTTCGGATCGTTTCCGACACCAATGAGGTGGTTACCTGGGGATAGCGAGAATGCTGCCGCCTCGGATGGCTTCAGGGTCGCAGCAATCTTCCCGTCGATGAAGAACCCAACCTTGCATCCCGATCCCACGACGCCGCTATCGCGGGTCACAACCAGGTCCGGTTCGTGCCCGTCCGCCCCAAAGGCGAATATGCGGTCATGAGGCACCGGCGTCGCTGCATCGCTACTAACGGGAGTGGTCGTACACCCAGCCAAGGCTAGCGCTAGCAACGCCGCCGGCCATGTCGCTTTGATCCTGACCATCACGCATCCCCTGTCCATGTCTCGACAGTGTGCCATGACTCAGCCAGGTCGCGCATCGCCCGGTGGCCGCGCCACCAAGCGCAGGTTTTCCAGCCAGTAGCCACCGAACACATCCCGGCTGGAAAGACGACCATGCATGTGGTGCAGCATCAGCCCGTCGCCCAACCAGATCCCGGCATGATTCGGCACGAGGTTGTGGCTTCTCACTTGCATGAGCAGTAAGTCGCCTCGCTGCACGGGCAAAGGGTTGGAATCGCCCTTGCGCCAAATGATCGTGAATCGGCACTCCGCGATATGGTCCGTGTACAAGTCGGAATGGCCATCATTCCACCACTCGTCTCGACGCGCAAAGTCCGGCAGCGCCAGCCCCCATTCCTGCGCATACCAATCTCGCACCAGCGTGTAGCAGTCGAGCACACCGTGCGCGAACGGGCGGCCGACCAGCGGTGCTTCGTAGCCGCACGGCGAGATCACAGCCACTTCCGTCACAGCGACGGCGGCGCCCTCCCTGGACAGCCCGATGATGGCCCAGGGGCATTCCGATGCCTCGCACGCGACGCGGTCCGCCTCTGAAGGGCGCGCGGGAGCGTCAGGGTGCGAGTGCACCACCATCACGACCTCACCGGCGTCGTCTGCGCCAGCGAAGTCCTCCGGAGCCACCATGAAATGCTCACTCGGAGTGGTGGAGATATTACGGCACGGCCAGTAGCGCTCCCTGCCCTTCACGATCACAACCAAACCGCACGACTCGCGCGGGTATTCCGCCAGCGCGTGAGCGATGGCAGCGGCCTGCGTTTCTGGTGTCATTTAATGAGCGACGCGGCTGGAAAGCTACCGTAGGGAAGCTCACCGTTTTGACCGAAGCGCAGCCGACAGGACGAAAGGCGACCACCGCAGCGGTCCTGAGCAGGATCCGATGTCGGTGAATCGTCGGCTTTAGCCACGGCCGGCCCTGTATAGCCGCAATTAGGCCCACGATAGCCGCCACGAGAGAGCCAGCCGCACGAGTTGGCGATGATCTGCCGGCCAGGAGTTTGTCGGCCGTTGAAGTCCAGGGCGCTTGACAGCTCCCACGTCACGGTCGTGTTGTCCTCGGCCGATCTGCGTTCCAGGAACCACGCATCGGGCGGGGCTTCTTGTGTTGGATCGGCGGTCGGGTTGTTCTGAAAGGAGCCGTCCCAATCAAACGTTGTCGCCCCCGTAGCTGCCTGTCCCAGCGTGCCAGCGCCAGTAGAGCTCACGGTGTAGTCCGTTACGGTAACGTTCGCCGTCCCCGTCGGGATGTAGACGCC